ATCTCAGCTTCCAAAAGATCGATCGATTCGGCTTTCGCCATGGACCTCGTAGTATCAGGAAATAGACTATCGAGTATGTCATCGTCAGTCATTTGCGATGGAGTTGCTTCAGCTCGTTTTTCGCCAAAGATGTTATTTGCTTCGAGAGTGGTGAAGTATTTTACCTGTCCATACTTATCGGTCCAATCCCTGCCCTTCACGTCGAAGGAAACAGTGATTGTATCGCCAATGCCGTACGAATCGATCATCGCACATTTATCCTGAATAAGGGTAAAAAGGATCTTTTGAGAGTACTTATCACCAGGTTCTCCTACTAAAATGACGAATTCGCGTTTACGGAAACCTTTTCCGAACGATTGAGCATCCATCACATCAATAATGGTGCCGGTTAATGTAAAATTATTCATAGTTATGTAATTTTAAAAGTCAGCATTTGTAATACGTAGATCATAGTCTATAAAGTCTTTAAAGTCAGCCGCGTCTGCAGCTAACCTGCGTTCGACTGAGTCTCCTGGCATGGTTCGCTTTTCCAATCTTTCCCTACGTATGTTCAATGGAATATCGAGATAAATGACAAAACTATTTTTTCGGTCCTTTGCTTTAACGTGAGATAACCCAGTCGGAGTCATGATGAATATGTCATCCTCGTTAAACTGTTCCTTTGTCGTGCCATACCCCCACTCATTAAAGTAAACATACTCATAAAAATCTCCAGAATCAATCATAGTTTTGGCCGTCTTCTCATCCAGAAAATAATAATCCTTTCCGTGAATTTCTCCAGGTCTCGGAGGACGAGTGGTCATGCTGATTGATGGTTTAAAACCTTGAGCTATGAACTTTTCTCGTAAGAAATCCTTACCTGCGGCAGCTTTTGCTACTAAAATAATTCGCTTATGCGTCATGTTGTTCTTCCATTTTCGTATACTCCTTTAAACACTGGGAATCTTAATGAATGTTTTCCAGTTTGATCGATCGTTTTTTCAAAATAACGTACGCATATTGTTTTACCTACAATTTCCTCAGGGTTTTTGTAAAATTGACGCCGTTGTTCGAGCGAAAATCCGGAACCGACGCTTACTGGATCCCCAAGTTCTAAGATATGAACGCATTTTAGCATTTCTTCTTCGATTTCTGCTCCATTTTCGATGACGCGGTTCATTGCAATCTCATATCCGATCACCTCGTATTCATCGTCCTGCATCTGTTTTACTTTCAATAGGTTCTTGGATCGTTTACCTTCGTATCCTACGTTCTTACGAAGCATGATACCCTCGTATTTCATTGCCGCTGCATCCGCTACTAAGAGTTCAAAATGTTCCTTACTTTCAACTTGAATCTGCGGAAGGACCACTGCATACTTAAGGCTTGCACCGAACATCATGCCGTTTAACATTACTTGTCGAGCTACGAACGTTGTGTCTCCGAATCCTCGTTCGAACTCATCAAGTGGAATGAAATCGAACATGTAATATTTTGGAGATTCTATCGTATGATCCTTTTTTCCGATCTGCTTAAGGATTCCCTGAAAATCGTCAGCTCCATTTGCGCCGACTAGGCATATTTCACCATCAAGAACGACGTTACGTAAGTTGAGCTTTTTAATATCGTCCTTTAGATTAGAAAGTGTGAAGAATTCTTTGCCTTGCCTGGAGAAGAATTTAATATCTCCGAGCGAATCGATGACGGTTGCACATCTGCACCCATCCAATTTGGTGGAAGCCCACCAAGCACCATCTAAAAAATTGACCTTCTTTTCGTTGCCTTTGTATTTTTCAGCTAAGGCGACCTCGAAGGTAGGCACGGTTCCTGGTAGAATCTCGTTGATTATCGTCGCTGTTGCTCTGGTCTTAAGGTTCCTATCGAACACTTGATAGAGGACGTCAGCGAATTCTGGAAATGTGTTGATGAAACCATTGACCGCGGCTATTGCGTCATGCCCAGTGATGCGGCGTTCGCTCAGATCATCAAGCAAGCCGAATAGATCAACGTACGAATCTATCGATAGGTCGGTTCTTTTTCTAAGATTGTCCGAACTCACGTAATACTGCTTGAACGGAGTATACACGTATTCGAACACCTTTCTGAGAAATGGTGAATCGTATTTTTTGATGATTTCCTTCTTCGAGTTGGAAGAGGAGGTCGCCTTCATTTCGTCAATGAAGTTGGACAGTTGTTGCAGGTCGTTTTTCATATGACTATTATACCACAAACCGACTCAGTTAGCATGAAAAAACCGCACCTTTCGATGCGGTTCGACTAGTATAAGCCTGTCAAGCTACGTCAAATGACCGATGGTCAATGACATGATCTTTTACTTAAATAGTACGAAAGGTTCAGATTTTCCATCAGCTGGTTTAGCTGCAGTAGCTGGAGCAACGGCATAATGGACGTTACCAGTCTTTGGATCAACGACCCATCTAACGTTAACCATGACCTGTCCGCCCTTAGCGTACGTTACTGGAAAAATGCTAGTGAATCGATCCTTTGTCGTTGTATCCTGATTTACATGAGAAACGATCTCATCCTCCAATGTTTTCCAATGCGTAGCGTATGGGCCGGTTCCAGTTCTTCCAGTTAGCAATTTAGCTAAGAGATCCTCAGCGGATTCCTCATTTACGACGGATTCATTTACCATGCCGATTCTTTTATGTTCAATCATGGTAGCGTAATTCGAATAATTGTATATCATTTTCTTAAGTATATTTTTAGAAGTGTAGAACTGGTACGTCCTGTGCTTTAGTTTGCACATTTTTAACAGGCTTGCCTGGTGCAACTGGTGGCTTTGGTGCTACCGGTTTCACTGGCATCGCTGGTGCAGCTTTTGCTGGTGCGGTTGGAGCAGTCGGTGTGGCTGTTTTAGCAGGAGCAGGTGCGGTTGGCGCAGTCGACGGTGTAGCCGGTTGAGCATCGGCTAGGAATGCTACCAATTTATCGGAACTAGCTTTATCGATCATATTTACTTGCTTAGTCTTGTCGCCATTTACGATAAGCCCGATTGCTTGAGCTGTCATATTTCCATACTTTCCATCAGCTGATCCCTTTGACTTAAGGATGTCAGCAGCAGGTCCGCCCTTTGCTATGATTTTTGCCTGTAAACCCTTAACTTTATCGTTAACTTCAAGGCTCCTTTTCAAACCTTCATATTCGGATGCGGTAGTTTCCGTTGGTTTAGCTTGATCGGTTGGTTTTTCAGTGGCATCAGCCGTAGGTGCAGCCTTTTCTGGTTCAGTCACAGTAGTCGTCACGTTATTGATCAATTTTTCCGGATCAACAGTTGGCGCTTCTCCAGGTGCGCTTAGCTCCTTCATTGCTGCAAAGTCATATATCTTTATTGCAGTTGCTTCGGCTTTTGGTGCTTCCGCTTCCACCACTTTACCTGCGATAGGTTGAGCTGGATTAGTTGCTGGAGCTTGAGTTGGGATAGGTATTTCCTTAAGTGGTTGAACTGCTGCAGTGCTGAGGTTCTTAAATTTAGATGCATCGTAGAACGATACGATACCCTTGAACAAATAATCACCAGCCAGACGTCTTCCGCTTCTCTTAGTTTCTATGAAGCCCACAGCAGTCGATGGTAATGTCTTATCTGCTAACATGTTAGTGACTTGCTGATAGATTACATCGAGCGCGCTAAGCATTGCGTGATTATCGTCAAGGTCAGCATCGTCCACCATCTTGAAATCGTATCGTAGGATTTCACCATTTTCAGTATCCGGCGTACCCAGGACTACCTTGATCTTATGGTCGTCCATTATGTACTTAGCTTTCTTATCAGTCCATGCCTTCTTATCCTCTTCGACATCAGGTTCGTTCGTAGTCGGTTCAATCTCCTCAGTTTGATCGGTTGAATCCAATTCAACTGATTCATTTAGGCATTTCACGAACTCGTCGAAATTTTTAATCCTTAAATCATCCATGTGTATTAGCTATTTTTACATAAATATTTATCCACAAAAAGTTGATAAATAACATTGATGAGACATGTATTCGAATTTGCTGAATTTAGCGGGCAACCTGTGTTCGAACAGGCGTTCGGTATTCTCGGAGATAAAGGCAGACGCTCCAAATTTGGAGAGCAGACTGGTTACTTTAAGAACCTTTTGGAAAGAGCTTCTAAATTAGGAGTGGATGCTTACGTTTTTTCCGATTTTACTCCAACTGGCGTTACTGCCTGGACGATAAATGAAGGTTCATGGGTTTCGACTCAACGCGGGCTGCCAAAGGTCTTTTACAATCGAAGTTTTCGTAAGAAGAAAAATACCGGTGGAATTTCAAGCACAAGATACCTTGTCGAAAGAGGTTGTATTCCATTAAATTCAGCTAATTTTAGAAAAGTTGCTCTGGACAAACATTCGACGTACGAATGCCTAGTAAATGAAAAAATTGGTGAACTTGGCATACCGTACACCGAAAAGTACAGCAGGGAAGGCGTCATACCTTTCATGCAGAAAAAACCGACAGCCATTTTAAAGCCAAGGTTCGGTTCCGGAGGAAAGGGAATCATCAAGCTAACGAAGAACGGAAGCGGGTACGAGATACAGTACAAGGATTATAAGATAAACTGTCCCGAGGATCAGTTTTTGGAAAGAATAGATGCGATACGGGAGAAGATGCGCACGACAAATCGATTATACATCATCCAGGAGTGCATCGAGCTTCCAAAATACAACGATTCGGTGTTCGATATACGCGTAATCTATCAAAAGGGATCCGACGGTAAGCCTTTTAGAACAGGCATGGCTGCAAGAGTAGCAGCACCGAATAAATTCACAGCAAATCTTCATCAAGGTGGTGGAAAAGCACCATTAAGTACCATTCTGGAGCGCCTATTCAATCAGGATATGAACGGTCCTATTGCCGAGTCCATACGAAATCATTCCAAGTTAGTATTTGAAATTTTGGATAAGAAATTCGGTCCAGTTGGTGAAGTTGGTATCGATTTTCTGATAGACCAGGGCGGAAAAGTTCATCTTATTGAGGTTAAT